CATATTAATAATTGATCATTAATCGCTCCTACTGCTCACTCACCAGCCTGTTCAGCCCGTCCTCGCTCTCCAGCCCCTCAGTCCCGTCCTCGCTCTCCAGGTTCACCGTCCCCGGGGCTATATTATAGTTCCCTATCACAATCCCATTCTGCCCCAAATACCCCAACACCCCGTTATCTACCATTGTACCGCTGTCAAAAGCCACCCCCAGCGGGTTCCCGTCCGCATCCACGCTCTGGCTCCCATCAGGAATAGTATACACAGTACCCACCAACGGAGTATCGCTAATGCCCACACCGTTCAGCGCACAAAAGCACATACCGCCCTCGAGCGTTCCCATCGCCTGAACGATCACGTCCATCATGCTCTGGTTAGGTTGTACCGTTATTGTCGCCATTTGTCTTTTTACTTTCTACTATTTACTTTTTACTCTTACGGATAAAACGCATCGCTCTGTATCACACCCGCTGCTGTCAGGTTCACACCTACGACATCCATTCCATCCCTCGAAAACTCCACGGCAATAGCCCTTACCAGGTCCTGTGGGTTCTCATCGTCCAGGTAATCAAAAGCCCCTACGCAAATAGTAGGGTTCTCCTTAAATTCCCCCTTATTGTTCAATATAAGTTCCTGCTGGTGCCACGCCGTACTTTCCACCGTAAGGAAGTCCCCCGCCTCGGAAACCGCCAAGTCCTGACCCCCGGAGACACTCGCTAACCCTATATCCATCATTTGTGTAGCCATTACCCCTGCGTTATTTTAGTGTTTTCCATGTCCTCCCATTCTATCGTTTGCCCGGCCATGGCGCTGTTAAAGGTCGCTGCACCGGTAGCCCCGTTCGCCGCGCTCCCGGCACCTATCGCAGCCATCGCATTGGCAATAGCCGGTTGCAATGTCCCCGTCAGGTAGTTGAGTATCTTATTTTGATTATCCACTATCTTCTGAAGCACCGGCAACCCTCCAAGGCTCCCGTCATTAAGCTGTATCAGTCCATCCGTAACGGTTATACTGCTTCCGCCTACTATCACACTCACTTTCTCCAGGTCACTGGCGCGGATTAGGCAGTAATTACCGCTCCCGTCTATTTCCCCCACTATTACATCGCTCCCATCTGCGGGGTACAGTACCACGCCGTTATTATTCACACTCACCGGGTTCAGCAACACATCATTCCCCCCACCATCACCATTATCATCCACCATACCGGTCAGCAGTACTTGGCAGTATCCATTCGCCGCATCCAGGCTACCCGCCACCACCTTCCCGCTCATCATAGGCCATGTCTGCGTCCTGTCATTATGGGTTATCCTCCGAAGCTGCTCTCCTATCTCTACGTCTTCTTGCGTCATGCTATATCTATTGTCCAGCCACTGCCGGGTTATCAAATGAAAGTTTAGGTCCCACGGTTACTATCCGTTTCGCCCCCGTCACGCCATATATTACCTCGGTAGACTCTATCAGGTACACCCCGTTCAGATCTGGATATTCCGCGTTCACTAAGTTTACGTTCATTCCAGGATAAGCGTATGGCGACAGAAAGCCCGTCAGATTTCCCTCATACCCAGTGTAATTATGAGAGTAGGCAATTTCCTGTGCCATATCCCCCCTTTCATTGCTATCGGGCATCTGGCTCGTCAGATAGTTTTTCTTATGCACAGCGTTTTTTTCCTTGCTTGCATTATATAGCAGGTTACCCGTTGCATCTTTGCCTTTAAGGATTACCTGTACTGGCTCAGACGGTATCCGTTCCTTCAGCCCGTTTTGTTTGGGGCAGTTCCAGCCCAGCCTGTAGTCCACCTGGTAGTTGGCAAATGGGTTATTTCCCTGCGCGTAGGCCAGGTACACAAGGCCGCAATACAAAGTTTTCGGGGTCGAAAAGAAAATGCTTAATGCCCCCAGGCTCGCTTCCTTGATCATATCTATGATCTGCACCCCGTTAAAATTGCTGAAGGCGATATTCGATAGCTTATAGTCTACCGGGCAGCTCACGGTTATATCGGTGCCATTCGTAGCCTGTGCCAGCAGCTTTGCCGCGCTCGTCGGTGTCCGGTTATAATTGCCGCTTATGCCCACGTTTAGGCGCAATTGGCGCACATATCCCTCGCATTCTACCACCAGTGGCATTCCCGTACCCCTGCGCCTTACAAAGCCGGTAAACTCACTATTGAGATTGCCATTATATCCCAAATCTATTTGAACTGGCGAGCCATCTGTAAAAAGAGTGGCTGTTGTTGCAGTTACGGCAGATTTTTTTCCTTTCGGTATATAGGTGGCTAAAGAAGGCACAGTAATGGTTGCGGTATCATTATAAGTGCGTATGCTTTTTTTAATACGCAATTCATGGATACCGGAAAACTGGAAGTTCCCAATAGTTATATTACTATTTACTGTTTGCCAACTCATAATGAGAATGATATATTTAATGCTAACTAATGTCTATTAAATTAAAGGGCACTTCCTGCACCAACTCCAGCTCATAAGCCCTTATATTCTTTGTTCCCCGCCCTTCTAGCAGTCTTACATTGCGTATCGTTACCAGGTTGGCGCCGCTGGTGGCTGCTTTTACAAACAGCACATCCGTTATCGGATTATTGATCTGCAGTGGCACCGCCAATTCATAAAGCTTTATAAGCGTTTTAAAATCTGCCTCCGGGAAAGCATTTTCTTGCAGGTTTATCAGGAACCCTTTCACATTCAGCTTATAACCGCTAAGGTTTATCAGCTCGCTCACCATGCCGTTCCGTTCTGTAAGCTCGGTGTCTATAACATGTGTCTTGCTTTCTATGGAGAAAATCGGGTACGGCAAATTCCAATAACTCATGCCCATTTTTTCTTTGTAGCTTGTATTAGTCCCCGGTATAATATCGCCGCCGAATACGAATTCAATAGGCAGGTAATATTCCCGCCCGCTCCCATCCACATCATAATAGTCGCTGCCCGCCACGCTGCCGAAAGAAGTGCGGTTGTTCACGCTGTCCCCGGCCACGGCGTTAAATTGTAACGCCGACCCGAAAGCATCCGTCGGATACCCGAAGTGCTGCAAAAACAACTCCGGCAATGAAAAATCTACCTCCATTTAAAAACTATTTAAAAACCGTTTAAACCGCCCTTATCCTGGTACGCTGTATAATATCCTTACCAGTGCTTCCCTTACTTCACCTTCCATGCCGTTCACCGCGTCCTTTACCTTTTCAAACACCTGTTTATCCACTTTATAAAGTGGCGCATTGAAATTGAATATATTTTGCCGTGGCCCTCCGCTCATGATCGCATTGCTGGCATCCGTGGCCGCATTGCTGTTTGCGCCCTTTCCGGCTTGTGCATCACCCGCCTTCACCAGCGGCACCGTCAGCTTATCAAAGTCCGAAAACTGATGCCGCCCGGATCGCGCAGCCGACTGATTGTATGCATCTATTTCTGTCTCGGTTTTGAAGAACTTTGCCGTCCACCCATACGCCTTTTCCATCTTGCTCAGCGCAGAGTCGTCAACCGCCAAACCCTGCTTTTTTAGCAGGCTGTCAGCGGGCTGCTGTAGCAAGACGGCGTGAAGTCTGTCGTCCCCTAACACTGCGGGTTCTTTCCCCTTTGGCAATTGATCTACCACCCATTGGATACTGCTCCCAAGCAACTTCATCGGAGGTAATAAAATTTGTTCTATGGTCGTGGCGAAATCAACTAATCCTTTGCCAAACTTTATAAACCCGTCACTGATAAGCACACTGCCTATCGGTTTTAATAAGTCAAGAAACGCTCCGCCAAAATCCCTTATGGAAGGCCATAACTGGCTAAATCCATCAAACAGCCGGTCAATAACAGGTGTTAACTTTCCAAGAATAGCGGGAATATCACTAAGTCCACCTATTATCGCATCCTGTATTCTTTTTATGGGTTCACTTTGGCTCTCCGTGAGCTTGGCGGTCATATTCCACCACATATCTTTGATGGTGCTGTTCTTGCCGCCTATCGTCTGGCTCAGCCGCTCCAGCGCCCCGGCAAACATGCCCCCTTTATCGCTGGCTCTTTGTATGGCGCTTTCAAATTCCTTAAAGGATATATCCATATCCTCCACCTTAGCCTGGGCTTTCTGCAAGTTCATTCCTGGGAACAGGTCCTTCGCTACAAGGGCTTCAATATTGATATGCCCCGTCCGCTGCAGTTCCATGAGCTCACGTCCCTGTATCGTCCCCTTTGCCGCCGCACCCATCATATCGCTGCCTATGCGGCTCAGTATAAAGTCATTACCGCCCGTAGCCGCCACCGCATTGGCCAGGTTCATCATATCCCGGTTGGCACGTTTATCGTCCATTCCGGTGCTTATGAAGCCCATTTCTATCGGCAATAAAGAGGCTGTTGTAAACGGTGTATAGAATGCCTGCTTCAGCACCCCTTCCACTATGGCGTCGGCGCGGTCACCCACAAAGGTTTGCAGCCCCACCTTCATATTTTCAAGCTGTATCCCGTTTTCAAAAGCATTTTTCCCGGTATCCACAATTTCCCGGCCGGCCATCATTGCCCCCTGCGCCGCCAGGTTACCCAGGAAAATACCCCCTGCGCCAATTCCCCTTCCGTTTCCCTGTCCGCCTTCATTAAGCCTGGCAAGCTTCCCGCTCAGCTTGTCCACGTCCCTGCCTGCCTGCTCTATGCCGCTTGCATCCACCTTCAGTGCCACACCATTTCCCAGGTCATTTAGTCCCTTTTGGGTCTTCGATATTGTATTGTCGATACTGCTGAAAGTAGAACGAGTGGCAGATGCTATCTTAGGCATCTGGCCACTCATCATATCTTTTAGCTTCAATACGAACTCTACAATATTGCTCATCTTCTCATATTTTTCTTCGCCTCTTCTTTTCTTATGTACTCCAGTATGGCATATTTCTTGGCATACAGCTCGTCAGAGGCACTCTTATGATTAAAACCCGGAAGAAAATATTCGAAAATTGTTTCCGTAAACAGGAGGAAGTCGCTGTGCGGGTCCTTACGCGCCTCCTCTATAAGTTTACCAGGCGCCCGGTAGGGCCATCCATTTTATTTTTTATGCTGTTGCACACGCCCAGGAAAAGGGTGTCATTTTTCAGCACCTCATCGCTGCCGCCTATGAACGTCATGTTGGCAAGGTCTTCAAGCACGGCCAGCGGTTTTTTAGCGTCTGATTTCGTCAGGGCGCAGTTCACCTCGGCGCGGTCCGGGTTTTTGAAATAGCCCACGTGTTCATCAAATTCCACGGCGTATATACCGCCCGGGTACTTACCATTCCATTCCTTTATTTGCTCAGCCGTAGCCTGCCCTTTTAATTCTGCCATATAAAATGTTTTTTTTAAAATGTAAAAAATCAAGAAAATCCTTCAATCATGTAAATCATGGTCCAGGCTACAGCTTAGCCAGCCCCATCGCCAGCCCGGGCAGCTCCACCTTCATTGAGGTATCATTTTGTGCTAGCTTAAACATGCTTTCGCTGATCACACATCCTGGAGCGGAATAACGGCTAAGGGTTCTCGCCCCTTGTGCCCTGAAGCTTCCGGTAATATCAAAAACAATATCGGTAACGTCATCGCCCCCTGCCGCGACGGCGGCATCCCACATATTGTCCACTGCGCCCTTCAGCAGGGTCAGCTTAAACGGGTATTCTTTATTGCCCCTCTGGATGCTTATGGGCTCCGGTCCCGCTGCATACAGATACTCGGTCTTCTGTTTTACCCCCACTTCAAAGTCCTCGACCTTACCGCAAAGCACACCGCTCACATACACGCTCAGGTCGTTCCACTCTACCTCTTTTGTCGAAAAAAAATCTAAAGCCATACAAAATATTTAAAAGGTTAAAACTATTAAAGGGAGAATCCCAGGTTAATGTTTATTGCGCTTGCGTAGCCAACCGCGTCAATGTTTAGGTTCACCGCAAGCGTGTTTGTTGCCACTATGTTTTGTGTCGGGTCTATGAAGCACTGCACACCCGTTATGTTCCCCAGTGCGGTCATGTTCTCATTGATGGCATTCTCTATCTTCGTTTGCAGCGAGGCCGCAAAGCCGGGGTCTATTACCCCCGTCAGCGGGTTAGTCAGTATTTCGTCATCCACCTCCTGTAGGAACAGGGTATAAGCCAGCACCTGCGCCTTGTCTATTACACGCCCACGGCACAGGAAGCAATAGTCATCCGTGCTCACGGTCAGCATGGGGTCGCCGCTGAAGTGATACCCCGCGTTACTCGGGTATGCCTCAAAGGTGATATACCCTTTCCCGGCTATTATAG